GGTCGGAAGCGTGGAATCACAGATTCCAGAAAACAACTTATTGTTATCCAGCCCACAAAAAGCCAAACTCCCGAAGCCGATGAGCAACAAAAAAACGGAGGGGGAGGAAAGAAAGCCCGCCTCTGAACCTGTAGCGCCTCCCACCTCTGAATCCGAACCTGCAGATCCTGATGAAAATTCCGGAGAAACAGAATCAGAGGAAGATGAAGACGCTGAATCCAATGTTGAAGTTGAACCGGAATCCGAAGTAAAACCGAAAACGACAAGAAGAACCAAAAGCAAATAAGAAAGAAAGGGGGTAAAAATCGTGATAGGCATTATAGGACAGGCGTCTAATATCAAGCATGGAGAAAATCCGGCATATTCTAAGGCAGATTTTCTGTCTTTGTATCCGCAATTCAATGATTTAGTCCCTGACGCGGCTCTGGATATGTATGTGGAACTTGGGAACGCATGTGTTAGCAGCGGGCGGTATCATTCCATGTGGAAACATGCCATCGGGTTATTCATTGCTCATTTTTGCTCCCTCTATCTACAAAGTTTGCAGCCAGAGGGAGCGTCTGCTTCCTCTGTTCTTTCTGCCGCTGCCACGGCAGGCGTCGTTACAAGCGAAAGTGCGGACGGTGTTTCCCATTCTATGGATTTGTCGGCATTGACACAGGACTTGAACGGATGGGCAGGGTTCAAACTGACAACCTTCGGTGTGCAGTTTGCAACACTGGCCAAAATGGTTGGCAAAGGCGGGATGTATGTATGGTGAACTCAAAAGGTAAAGTTGAGCATAACGAGTACAATGGCGGATTTGCCGGCCTCGTTAAAAGGTTACAAGGCTTGCAGAAAAGGCAGATTCAGGTTGGCATACCGCAGCAGACATCAAGCCGAAAGGAAGAAGGTATTAATAATGCAGAGCTTCTCTACATCCATACCCATGGAACAAGAAGAAAGGCCATGCGAGAGGAAATGCAGGAAGGGATGGACAGGGGGCTCAAGTACAGCGAGGCTTTTTCGCTGTATGTCATGTCCCACGGCTCCCCCCTCTGGCATTCTCCGCCTCGTCCTGTTTTAGAACCTGCTATCAAGGCAAACAAAGAAAAAATAGCGCTGCAGTTCTCTAAAATAATCAAGGCCACGGCCGACGGGAATGCGGACGCGATGGAACGAGCTATTACAAGCACGGGAATAACAGCACAAAATGCATGCCGGTCATGGTTTAAGGATCCGCGCAACGGGTGGCCACGTAATGATCCCAAAACAGTGAAACTAAAAGGGAGCGATAAGCCGCTTGTTGACAGCGGAGAATTGAGAGATTCCATTGTTTACGTTGTGAGGGAGGGATAGCCGATGATTAATTTGTCAAGCGTGATTCATTCCTCTCGATTGTCGCAGGATTATACCATTCTTCGTTCATCTGGCGTATGGGAAAATGGAGAGTTCATCAAGAATGGAATTCCGTCTATGCTCCAGTTCCATGGGATTATTACTGTAGCTACCGAGAGGGATCTGCAGAAAGTTCCGGAAGGGAACCGGCAGACAGGGGCCATGAAAATTCTTTCCACTGAACCGATTTATGTAACAGGGCAGCTTGAAGAAAACGGCTTTTCAGATGTTCTTGTTTGGAATAACGAAAAATATCAGATTGTAGCCGTCTTTCCGGATAAGGATTATGGCTTTTATCGCGGAATATGTACTCGTCTCTCCGGGGAGGTGGTATAAATGCCTGTTCAGACTATGCGAGCTCTAAAAACGGCATTTTATCGCTCGACTATGACGGCGCTTGGATATGATCCTGACAAAGCATACAAGAAGATAAAGCCGCCGGTGCGTATGACCTATCCTCCGCTCGGTAATCCTGATTGGACGATAGAAGAGGATGTTGTCTTTATTACCATCATGGACGCAAACGGTGACGATGTGTCGCAGCCAATACATGAACTCTGGAAAGATGACGGAGAAGACCTGATGCGGGAGCATTATGCTACCCGGGTATTGCAGGTTATTTTCACCGCATACGGTCCCAACGGTTATGATCGTTTGGTGCAGCTTCGGCATACATTTCTTGATGGTTCTTCTGTGCTCCGTGCTGCAAATATATTTATCATTCCCAGCTCTGATACACCACAGTATGTGCCGGAGCTTTTTAATAACATGTGGTTTGAACGAACCGACCTTACACTTCGGTTCAACAATCAGCTGCTGTTCGAAGAAAACATCAAAAGTATCAAAGAAGTTCCTGTCAAGAAAGTGGATGCGAACCGTTCCGGTACTTCCGATGTCATTCTTTGTGGCGGCGGTATTACGATAAAGAAAGGGTGATTCCGTAAATGGCGAAATTATCACTGAAAACAATCATTGATATCCAGGTCAATCTGGCAGCAAAGGCCGCCAAACGAAAAGGATTCAACATAGCACTCATTCTCGGGAAAAGCAATGTCATTCCCGAATCAGAACGGGTGCGTATTTACACAAGCGCTGATGCGTTGATTGAAGATGGGTTTAAACCGGACAGCGCAGAATATAAAGCGGCCAAGCTGTATTTTTCTGCGACACTTGCTCCGTCTCGTCTTGCGGTCGGTGTTCAGGTAACCAATGACAAGGATAAACTGGCTGCAGCACAAGCCTGCCGTGCGGCTAATGGAGAATGGTATGTGCTAATTCCTCTTGGTGCTACAGATAAAGAAATTGAAGCCTTGGCAGATTGGGTAGAAAATGCACAGCCCGATACGCTTCTTGCTTATACGACTTCAAGCAAAAATAACCTATCTAATTCTCAAGAAGATGCCGGAGAGGAAAAGACGGGGATTTTTGAAAAGCTAAAGAAGAAATCCTATCGTCGTTCTTTTGGTCTGTATTGCGCACAGGGAGATACTCCAGATGCAGTGGCGGCTGTTATTGGATATGCGATGGGGGCGAATAGGGGAACAAACAATTCTTCTTATACTCTCGCTTATAAGCGTCTCCCCGGCGTGACACCGGATAATCTCACAGAAGCCCAAGTGGCATTTATCTGCGGATCTATGACAGCTGCAGGAAATAACGGTAATGTTTATGTCTGCCGCGCTGAAGAATATAACATTCTGCAGCAGGGGTGCATGGCAGACGGCACGTCTTTTGACGAGATACTCAATATTGACATGCTGAAGAATGACATCATGCTCAATGTCATGGATCTACTCACATCTACGCGGAAAGTGCCGCAAACAGAGGGCGGCGTTGCGTCTATTGTGAATGTTATTAATGTGGCCTGCAATAAGTATGTCAATACTGGATTTATCGCTCCGGGTAAATGGAATGGCGGTGAAGTGCTAAATCTTGAAAACGGAGATTATCTGGCAAGCGGTTATCTTGTACAGAGTGAACCTATTGATTCACAGCCTCAGGCTGACCGTGACGCAAGAAAAGCGCCACCGATTTATGTATGCGTGAAACTGGCTGGCGCCATTGAGTTTGTTACAATCGACGTTTATGTCAATCGGTAAAAGGAGGATGAATTATGGCACAAACAACTTATAGTTTTACCGATCTGGTCGGCTCCATCCACTCTGATGTGGTTGGAGATTTTATTTTTACCGGAAATGGTGTCGGTTCCGTTTCTGTATCGAAAGCTACGGAACGCACGTCACATGATATCGCTGCTGATGGTTCCGTCATGATATCTAAGATTGCGGGGAATAACGGCACGGTGACCATCGAAACACAGCAGACGTCTCCGCTTCATCTATGGCTTATGAAATGGTTTCAGGCACATTGGTCGGCTCCCACTTCTCAATGGGCGGGTACCTCCATGCTGCTTAAAAACACGAGCACGGGCGGTTCCCATGTCTGCAGCGGCGTATCTCCGCAAAAAGAAGCCGATGTTCCGTACCAATCACAAGGGCAGCGTGTCACATGGACACTTATGTGTGCCGACATTGTAAATAATCCGGTGTAATTTGGTGTAACTTTAGGAGGAAATAAATGGAACCTAAACAGAAAACCCAGATCATAGAGGTAGGCGGTAGTAAATACCGCCTTTCCAAATTGGACGCGCGGTCCGCGTCCTACATTGCATTTAAATCTGCGGGGATTGTAGCCCCTCTCATGGGAAAAGGGAAAAACAACGGAAATATATCGGTGGAATCTATATCAAAGGTACTGCCGGCCGTTCCCCGTCATGAATTTGAGGAAATACAAACAATGCTTTTGAAAACAGTGGTGAAAATGAATGACGTGGGCGGACAGCTTCTTCCGGAACCTATTTTGAAAGAGGATGGAAGCTTTGCTATTGAAGATTTGGCATATGACGCTGGAGCGGTGATTGCACTTACAGTAAGAGCGTTCTTATTCAATGTCGGGGGTTTTTTCGGAGGGGCCGGCCTGATACCGGCCGAATCGGAACCGAAATCCTAAAATTTACACCGATGGATTATCCCACCGTTGATAGTTTTGCCTATGCCCCTGTTGTGGCTGGCATGTGGCGGCAGCATGAAGTATTTGACGGAACTTATGATTTTGATGATTTACTTGACGCCCATGAAATCATCTTTGTGAAAGCAGAAAACGCAGCCCGTGCCAGAGACGCTGCAGAAAGGAGTTAACAAGTGGCAGGAAATGTAATAGAAGAATATCTTGTCGGCATTGGCGCTGATATAGACACCGGCAGCTTTAATTCTGCCATGATGGCCATTGGACAGCTTGGCAAAGCGATGAATGCAATTAAAGGAGCTGCTCCTATTGTTGCTGTTGCCGCTGCGATTATTGGGGCGGGCAAGGCAGCCTACAGCACCATAAAAGATGTGGCGGCAGCGGACATGGAGTACAAAAAGCTGGCGTCCCAGATGTGGATCACAAAGGATTCTGCCAAGTCACTTTCCACAACCATGAAAGTTATGGGTGTATCGCAGGAAGATATCGCATGGATCCCCGAACTCCGGGAACAGTTCTTCCGTCTCCGGAACGAGATGAACGAACTGGCTACTCCGGTAGATGCGGATAACCAGCTGCAGTGGATCCGTGAAATCGGCTATGATGTACAGTCTCTGCAGGTCAAGCTGAAAATGCTGAAAGAATGGATCGCTTATTACCTAATCAAGTATCTCCAGCCGTACATCAAGGAATTTCAGCAATTTATCCAGTGGCTGAATGACAAGCTCGGAAAAAACATGCCGGAAATCGCCCGAAAGATAGCTAAAGTTTTATCACAGATAGTGAGTATCGGTATTTCTGCCGTTAAAGTGCTAAAAGCTATATTCGGATCAATCTATGATTTCATAGAGAGCTTACCTGCCAACGTAAGAAAATGGGCAGCTATATTCGCGATGGTAGGCGCTATTATTATGAGTGGTCCCTTCGGTCTTTTCATTGCTGCTATCGGCGGCGCGCTTCTCCTGATGCAGGATTTCATGTACTTTGTAGAAGGGAAAAAATCTTCCCGCACGTTGGCTCCGATGTGGAGAAAATTGCTGGATTTTCTGAACAATGACAAGGTTAATAAGTTCTTTCAAGGCGTCAAAAAAGGTATGATATGGATCGCGGATATGTGCGATATCATCGTAAAGAAACTGCTTAAATTTTTGGATGATGCAACGCCCAAGGTCATGAAATTTGTTTCAAAAATGACAGAAGGTGTCGGGAGACTGCAAAATGGAGATGTTCGCGGGGCTGCATCTGCTTTCGGTGATGCTTTCGGAAATCCTTTCGGATCTCCTTTTGGCGGTGGTGATATAGTTTCCCGTGCGGCTAATATTACGGATAATCCGACCGGTGATTTTCTCGGAAACGAAAATGGATGTACTTATTTTGTGAAACAAGCAGTCGGTGCTGATAATGAATATTTCCAAAATATGGGGGATAGTCTATGGGTGCCGACTTGGGTTGATTCTGCCAAGGCACAGGGACGCTGGCATGCAGGAGTAGACGGCATGCAGGCTGGAGATATCGTTGTCGTTGAGACAGGAGGAGAAGGCCCCTATGATCACGTCGTCGTTTATGATGGAAATGGCGGATATTTCGGGAACTCTTCTTCTCTCGGAAAACCTGTCCATGGCGACCTGTCAGATTTCGGATATGGAAATATATCTGGATATATAAGAACGGGCGGGTCTGATTCCGGGTGGGATATGAATTTTGACACTTCGCTGGATGATTA